GGCGAATATAGCACCAATCCCCCTTTCGGTTTTATGGTGCTCGGGCACTACCAGCCCGGTGGCTCTTACGTTTACGTATAGCTGCGGCCCACGGAAGTTCAAATTTCATTCTTCCGTTATAAGCTTCAACTTCTGTTGTCGTCTTTAAAAGGCCAGTTATAATCCGAGAGGCTCTCATACTTTGGACGATAAGTACATCTCTATGACGTACATAAAATCCTTCGTCTGAGAGAGGTATATCTACTTTTCCGAGAAGGGTTCTCAGATCTTTAGGTTGAGTTCCCATCCCGTAATCGTAGAGGTTGTCGTAGCTTTTGAGATAAATCTCTTCAGCACGACCATATACCTGTAGGAAAGGGACTGCCTCAATTAAATCGAAGCAGTCCGCCCCACCGTCTCTTAGAGAGGTGATATGAATCACCATTTCAGTAGCAAGGTCTCCCAAGCTACCTGGTGTATTCTTACTCACTATCCTTTCTCTAGACTCTAGGTACAACGATTGAATTACTTTGACGGTTAACCATTGGTAAAACAATGTTTTGTTAACCTTCTTAGTAAATTTTCTCGGTGCACCTGGGAAGGTGGTACGTACGTAAGCCATAACGGCCTTACCTATAGTACCGTTCCCTTGAAGAGTTTTAAGTAAGGAAATTACTAAGTTAATGGTAGGTTTAAACTGCCGAAACTTTGGCCGTTTCCACCTAAGAACATTAACGAAGTAACTCTCTAAGACTGACATCAATTCTGGGCCCCACCGTTTAAAGGATAACTCATGAAATAGGATACCGGTACTAGTAATAGTTTCGGTTCTTCTTTCATAGAGTGCCGCTAAAGGGAAGGGAGACACATTCACTCCATGGAGTCTTATTTGCTTCGCAAATTCGAATCCATATGGAGATGTATGAGTCTTAGAATGTTGAATTTCAACACCCCACTCAGTCAGAAGCTTTTTATAGTTCTTGGCTAAGATATCATTACCTATAACGATATCATCACCTAAGAGCATATAACGAGCTCGCTTCCACCTAAGGTTAGACATTTTACATGCTTTCCAAAGGATGAAGTGATGTGCTAATGCTGTAGAGTTGAATGATGAATAGAGACCCATTGGTGTACCGGTATTGTACTTAACTTCACAATCCCGATATACAAATGGAGTATCTACCATCAAACTCCTCCAAGCATCAGCATATTCTGAACCAAACCAAACCGTAAATATCCTATGGTTAATATCTATAGGAAATCTATCAGTAAAGGCCTTTAGGTCAATACTATGATAGCTATTCTTTATCGAATTTTCTAAAGAATAGAACAGTTTAGTTTGGTCTGATGTGCAGTCTTGGTGAATACTATTGAGGATGCGATAAAGAAAATTATGCAAAGGCAGTAAAGCAGCCTGAGTATAATAATCTCCAATCGCTACCTCTCTAGTTTTTCCTTCTTTATCATTGATTTTCGCAAGTCGACGAGTAACCGGCACCCTAGTGATAGGGTTACGGGAATCGAAGAATTGAGGAATTCTCTGATATAAGGAAGAAAACTTAAGTATTAGTTGCGATAACTTTTCTCCACCTAGAATTTTTATACATTCTAGTTGTTGATCAGTTAAAGCTAATATATCTTTAAAAGAGGTCCAAAGGGCATGCCCATTAGGAC